CGGTGGTCGCCGTATCATATGAAATTATTTAATGCATATTTATTCGTTGGTGCGTTTCCTATTGATTTTGATAAACGAAGTAAGACAGGTAAGTGTTTAGTAAGTTCACTTTGTTCAATGGATATTCAATCACTTTACAAGCAGGGTAAAACTCAAATTGGCATCATTTTTAATACGGATGTAAGTACTGGGCCTGGTCAACACTGGATAGCATTATTTTGCGATATTCGTCCCGAATTAGAATTTCCTCGTATTACATTTTTTGACTCATACGCACAGAAGCCTGAAAAGGAAATAAAGGTACTAATGAAGCGATGGAAAGACCAATGGGATACGACAAAGATACATTCTAAACCTATGGTTATGAGCTATAACAAGACACGCCATCAATATGAAGATTCAGAATGTGGAATGTATTGTTTATATTTTCATTACTGTTGTCTACTTGATATTCCAATGAATGAAAGAATACCCGACGATGTTGTAAGAGGGTTACGTGGGATGTTATTTCGTGTTGGAAGTAAATAATGGAGCCGTCATACTTAGATAGAATAAAAGAAGTTGCATCTCAAGGGTCTACTTGGTTTTATGTTTTCATCTTTCTTGGGAGTGCTATTCTTGCTTGGGCAATTTCGACTTCTGTTTACCACACGGTAACACCTTCGGGGACACAAGCAAAATTAACTGCAAACTCTACGTTTGCTGCATATGAAAAGGTAACCAAGTTAGCTCCTCTTGGTTGTCCAACAACGCCAGTAAATATGAGACTATGTGATTACTATGCAGCCGCTTCATCGTATTCGTTGTATCCCGGAGCTAAAGTCTATGATTACGTTTCCGATTCTATATTGCCTCTTGTCATCAAAGCCGGCCCTCGTCTGGTCGAGTTAGATATTTATGATAATGGAAATGGCAAGCCTGTTGTTGGATTAAAGAATCAAAAATTAGGAACAGATTACGCATATAATACAGTGCCATTTGAAGCCTGTTGTGTTTCAATTGTAAATAATGCTTTTAATAGTGTAAGCTGTCCGGTCTCGTCTGATCCGTTTATTCTAAGTTTAGTATTCCACACCAATAAGACTACTACAATTAATGCATGTGCCGAAATACTGAAGACAACGTCCCGCACATATATGTTAGATAGTACATACAGTTACCAACGTAAGAATTTATCCGTCGAACCCATTTGCAATTTACAACGCAAGCTAATCATTGTAAGTGGTGGAGCGATGAAAGGAACACTAATGGAAGAACTAGTTAATCTTTCATGGTCGACGTCTCATCTACGTCGTTTGACATATATGGAAGCTGCCCAGTCATATGATCACGAAGAACTCATTAAGCATAATCGTAACTCAATTACCATGGTTGTTCCCGATATAGGAGCCGATTTAACAAACTATAATCCTCAAATATTATTTACCTACGGTTGCCAGTGGATCATGATGAATTATGGATCGGTTGATAGTATGATGGAGTTATACATTGGTGAATTTCAGGAAAATAGCTTAGTCCTCAAACCCGAAGCATTACGAGAACTCGTTCCTAAAAAATACAAAACCCCCGTTCAACCGGATCCCGCGGTATCTTTTCAACCTATGCAGAAAATTTCACCAATCTATAACGTCGTTGTATAAAAACTCTAACATACAATACAAAAATGGCAAACAAGTGGCTCACTCACGTCAAGAAGACGATGAAGCAAATGAAGTCAAAGGGCAGCTACAAGAAGGGCGACGGCCTCAAGAAGGTAATTATGGAGGCCAAGAAGACCTACAAGAAGCACGGTGGCGCCGAATCTGAATCCGATGAAGAAACCCCAGTTGTTGAAGGTGGCAAGAAGAAGAGTCGCAAAACGCGCCGTCGTCGCCACCATTAAAAAATTCAGTATGACTAACATATAAAGACAAATGGGTGGTGGTCTATTACAGCTCGTCGCCTGTGGTGCTCAAGATGCATACCTCAGTGGCAATCCGCAAATTACGTTCTGGAAGGGTCTCTTCAAGCGCCACACAAACTTCGCTATGGAGCCGTTTCGTATCAACTTTTCTGGCCAGCCGAACTGGGGCACCAAGCAGAGTGCTATCATCGGTCGTCACGCCGATCTTCTCTACTCAACGTATCTCGAGGTCGTTCTACCCTACAAAGGTACAGATGGTTCAGTATTTAACTGGAATAATGACCAGTATCGCCTAGGTTATAATTTAATTAAGTATGCAGAACTTGATATTGGTGGTCAGCTCATCGATCGCCTATACGGCGAATGGTTGTTTCTTTGGGATAGTTTGACGAGTACTGACAATCAATGGGGTAGCCTACGTAGAATGGTCAGCAGTGGGGATATAAACCCGGGCAGTGTAGCATTAACTGATACCGTACAATGTAATGCTGTAAACGGAAAACCCAGTCTTCCGAATGTACTTTATATTCCTCTAGGGTTCTTCTATACTCGTAACCCTGGTGCCGCGCTTCCTCTAATTGCTCTCCAGTACCACGAAGTAAAGATTAATATTCTGTGGAATGATGCCCAACACATTGCTGGAAATTTTACACTCGCATCAAAGACACCCCAGCCTGTTCAAGCTGCTATCTATATTGACTACATTTACCTTGATACGGAAGAGCGTCGCCGCATGGCCCAGGAGAGTCACGAGTATTTAATTGAGCAGACTCAATACAACGAAGATAAGGGTATTTCATCTTACAATAATCGTATTGATCTAACTTTTAACCACCCTGTAAAGGAGCTAGTATGGGTCGTACAGCCGACTTATTACAATAATTGCAGCCAAGCGACAGCAAAGTCAGAAACACGTCTCAAACCATTCACGTACGATTCGGCTGCAGTTTTTAAACAGCATTTACAGATCAATGGCCAGGACCGTTTAGATGCTCGTTTTGGAGATTACTTTAATAAAGTTCAAGTATATCAACACCACACAGGTCCAGCTATATATCAGCCGGGTATTTACGTGTATTCGTTTGCGCTCAAGCCCGAAGAGCATCAGCCGTCCGGTACATGCAACTTCTCTCGCATCGATACCGCTACAATTGCGATGGAAATGAGCGGAGGTGTGACAATTAATGAACAAACCGACGACACCTGGGATGTCCGCGTGTATGCCGTCAACTACAACATTCTACGCATTATGAGCGGCATGGCTGGTCTTGCTTACAGCAACTAGTAACCTATTTCGTTACTTGTTTGAGTTTTTCAAGATATAAAATAGCATCCATCAGTTCTTCTTGCGTGTGTTGAACCCATTGCAAAAAAGATAGATCATTGCGATCTAACGTAGTTCCATATTTCTTTTGACCAAATTCAGCTCTCTTTTGAAACGCAGATATAACAGCGTTTACTACGCTATCATATTTGGGTTGTTCCATTTAAAATTTATCAGTTAGTTGTATCAAAATTAGTTTACCACTCCATCATTACATCTTCCATCTTGCACTGACCTGTATCTTCATCTTGCGATACGGCAATATTAGCAGCTTTCAAATCCGAATCAAAGACTGACATATCCTCTTCGGCTCCTTCAGGTAGCTTGGTCTCATCTACAAGAATATCTACAAATCCTGTACCACAAGGAGGTTTCTGACCGAACATAATGTTTGCAGACACACCCTTCATCTTATCAAAATCAGCAGAGATAGCTGCATCAAACAGAATTTGAGACGTCTCCTCGAATGATGACTTCGCAAGTACACCATTATTGCTCTTCTTCATACCGAAACGATCAACAGTTACTAGGTATCCGGGATACGTCATTACATCAATAAGTGTGATCATGTGGTGGTAGTTAACATATTCAGCAGTAAAGACTTCCATAAATTCACGATAGAGAGCAAGACGCGCTGTCTCAATTCCAAAGACATCAATAATTTCGTGAAGATCATTCGAGAATGACCGAAGCGAGTCTACACCATCAACTGTAGCAAGATCGAGTAGATTTGTACCATCTACATCTAGAACAATTTGTTTCATTGGAACATAACCTCCGACTTTATCATCATAAATCAGTTCCTTATTGTTATCGCGACGGTAGACACGACCAATGTTATTAACACCGGTCAATACAGTATCGAGCAACTTCTCCTCGATGAATCGAAGAGACAGAGAATTCTTTACTGTGTCAGGTAGGAATGCAATACGCATAGCAAGCTTGTCAGGTGAATTTGTATCGGTATACACACACTCGAATACACGTAGAACCTTATTGTTATTGATCTTGGTTGCAATCATGTTCATATCAATCACGTTTCGCGCAGCCATCTCACGTCGATCAATTTCAAGGCGAATGATCCAAGGAGAGTTGCATGATGTTTGGTTGGTAACCGAGAACTTTTGGTACGTTTCTAGAATTTGGCGATCTTCCTCAACAGACGAATTCTTTGATGACGGATCAGGATCATAATAGATTCGAACTGATCGAGTAATATCACGAAGAGTTGTCTTTTGGATCTCCTTCATCTTATAGAACACTGCATTCTCTGACATAGCAATATCAGGACGTAGATAAATCACGTTAGACGGATTCTTGGGATTGTGTGATACAGACAACAGCTCGACAATTCGAGGAACACCTTGGGTGGCGTTCGCCTTAGCCGTTCCAGCAGAGTGGAATGTGTTCAATGTTAGCTGAGTAGTCGGTTCTCCTACAGACTGTGCAGCAAGAGTACCAACCATTTCTCCCGCGTGTACCTTTGCCTTCATGTATTTGAAACGAATATCCTTAAGAATTTCGTCAAACATAGACTGTGTAAGGCGCATCACAATGATTGACTTCTTAGGAGCAAGGTAGTAACGAAGTAAGATATGAAAGAGGTGATTCGGCTTAATCATAGGCTCTTCAGTTAGCTTATTAAGCTCAGCTACAACATACGCAGGAGTTAGATCAGTCTTTAGTGCATAGGGGTTCGTGTACTTTGAAAGTAGACGCTTGAGATGAACTGGAGCAGATACTTCTGTCTTTTTGATATAACGAAATACATCACGAACAAGTACATCGCGATCTGCAATAATTTGATCCATTAAATCGTCAATTTCGGGACCAGGATCAGAACTCATCACGGCTCGGAAGTCATCAACTGAAGCAGCAAACTCCTTGTATAGCTGTTCCATACTTGCGACACCAAGCTCAATGGGTTGATTCTCAATTGCAATACTATCAATTCCGTCACCGCCGTATACGAATTGGTAGATCGAACCGTTAATGTTACGAACTGTTCCATCATATTCCACGTGTAGATCCTCCATCATCTTCACTAGCTTACGTTGGATATAACCAGAGTCTGATGTCTTTACTGCAGTATCAATCAAACCCTCGCGTCCACCCATAGCGTGGAAGAAGAACTCAGCGGGACGTAGACCAGAGATAAAGCTGTTCTCTACAAATCCACGAGACTCGATACCGTGATCATAACGAGCGAAGTGAGGAAGTGTACGATCTTGCAGCGTATACTTAATACGCTGACCAGCTACCATTTGCTGACCTAGTAGAGCCAACATCTGAGTAATATTCAAGTTAGAACCCTTTGCCTTAGAATCGACCATTTGAACCATTCGGTTATCTTTAGGAAGACTAACACCAACTTTTTCTTCAATCTTTGAGTTAATTTCTTTTAGTGCGTTCATGATCTTGTTCTCAAGCTCAGCACCATTTGAACGACCGGTACTATTTATGAATGTACCCGCATGAATGCTGGATACAATGTCAGCAACCTTCTGCTTACCT